ATTGGAACTGCCAAGCGATACCAAAAGGAGTTTTAAATGTCGTTCAAAAAAAATAAATACAGTGTTTTAAAAAATGCAATATCAAAAGAATTAGCAAGTTTTGTATATAATTATTTTTTAAACAAAAGAAACGTTGCTAGAGTATTATTTGATACGAGATACATGTCACCATTTACAGAATATTGGGGTATATGGAATGATGAACAAGTTCCAAATACATATTCACATTATGGTGATCTTGCCATGGAAACTTTATTACAACAAGTAAAACCTGTTATGGAGAAACACACAGGACTAAAATTATCTGAAACATATTCATATGCTAGAATTTATAAAAAAGGAGATGTATTAGCTAGACACAAAGATAGGTATTCTTGTGAAATATCTACAACTTTAAATTTAGGTGGTGATGACTGGCCAATATATTTAGACCCAACGGGTGGTAACAATAAAGCTGGTGTTAAAATAAAACTAAACCCAGGTGACATGTTAATATATTCTGGATGTGATCTAGAACACTGGAGAGAAGAATTTACAGGCAAAGATTGTGGTCAAGTATTTTTACATTATAACAAAGCAGGATCTAAAATGGCTAAAGAAAATGCTTTAGATAAAAGACCTTTACTAGGTTTACCTGCATGGTTTAAAGGATCTAAGTTGACTAATTCTACAAAATAGTCTATACAATAGACTGGTGGGGGGAGACACCACCACAACACCCTCCCCCTGCTTTTAATCTGTTCAATAACTAATAAATTTGCTATAGTGGTTTACTATGCTACAGAAATTAGGGTTTTTACCAGGATTTAACAAACAAGTTACAGAAACCGGGGCTGAGGGCCAATGGTTTGATGGTGACAATGTTAGGTTTAGATATGGTTCACCAGAGAAAATAGGTGGATGGCAACAGTTGGGAGAGAACAAATTAACTGGTGCAGGTAGAGCAATTCATCACTTTGATGATAACGCAGGTATCAAATACGCTGCAATAGGTACAAATAGAATTTTATATGCTTATTCTGGAGGAATATTTTATGATATTCATCCTATTAGAGCAACAATTACAGGAGCTAATTTTACCAGCACCTCATCATCAAAAACTGTCACTGTTACTTTAGGGTCGCCACATGCATTAAATGACAATGATATTGTTTTATTTGATAGTGTAACAGGATTAACTGGTTCAACATTTACCAACGCTACCTTTGAAGATGAAAAATTCATGGTGACATCAGTGCCATCTACCACAACATTTACTATAACTATGGATACAGCAGAGTCTGGCACACCGTTGAGTTCTGCTGGATCAGCATCTGTTTTATTATATTATACAGTAGGGCCATCGCAACAATTAGGTGGTTTTGGTTGGGGCACAGGTTTATGGTCTGGTACATCTCCAGGTGCTGCCACTACAACTTTAGCTTCTACAATTAATGATACGGTAACAGATATACCTTTAACCAACTCTGCAGCATTTCCATCTGCAGGAGAAATTAGAATAGGATCTGAGGATATAAGTTTTACGGCTAATAATACTACAACAAATATTTTAAGTGGTGGTGCTAGAGAAGTTAACGGTACTACAAAATCAGGACATAGTGCAGGAGCAACAGTTACAGATATTTCTAAATTTGTTGCTTGGGGTGATCCATCATCTTCTGACTTTACGATTGATCCAGGTTTATGGATATTAGATAACTTTGGAACAAAATTAATAGCTTTGATATATAATGGTCAATGTTTTGAATGGGACGCTGCAGCACCTAATGCTACAGGGGTCAGGGCAACACTTATTGCAAATGCACCGACTAAATCTAGACATGTATTAGTATCTACTCCGGATAGACACTTAGTGTTTTTTGGAACTGAAACCACAGTTGGAGATCCATTAACACAAGACGATATGTTTATAAGGTTCTCAGACCAAGAAAATATTTCTGGAAGCAATGCGTATACAGTTACCGCGACTAATACGGCCGGTACACAAAGACTTGCAGATGGTTCTGAAATTATGGGAGCCATTAGAGGTAGGGATGCTATTTACGTTTGGACCGATACAGCGTTGTTTCTTATGAAATTTGTGGGTCAACCATTTACTTTCTCATTTGAACAGGTGGGCACAAACTGTGGGTTGTTTGGAAAAAATGCTTGTATAGAGGTTGATGGCACAGCTTACTGGATGTCAGAAAACGGATTTTTTCAATATGATGGTCAATTAAGATCTATGCCATGTTTAGTAGAGGACCATGTCTATGATGATATAAATGCTACGTCTAGAGATCTTATTAATGCAGGTTTGAATAATTTATTTGGTGAAGTAAGTTGGTTTTATTGCACAGAATCCTCTGATCAAATTGATAGGGTAGTTACGTATAATTACCTTGATTCAACAAAACAACGTCCTATTTGGACCACTGGCACGTTACCGAGAGCAGCATGGCAAGACTCCGCTGTTTTTGATAGACCACACGCAACCTTTTATGATCCTAGCAGTAATGCCTCGTACGATGTTACTGGTAATACAGACGGTTGTACTATATACTATCAGCAGGAAACAGGGACCGATCAAATTAATGCTGGTGGAGTTGTTACGGCTGTGCTAGCAAATATTGTTTCTGGAGATTTTGATATTACCAGAAGAATGGTTAGAGGTCAGACTGTTGGAACACCAGATCTTAGAGGAGACGGAGAGTTTATAATGAGAATAAGTAGATTTATACCAGATTTTATTTCACAAACAGGAGACACTCAAGTTAGTTTTCAAACTAGAGATTTTCCAAACAGTTCACCAACCACTACAAGTTTTACGTCTAGTCCATCTACAACCAAAGTAGATACAAGGTTAAGGGCTAGGTCCATAGCTTTAAAAGTTGCAAATACATCTACAAGTCAAGATTGGAAACTTGGAACATTTAGATTAGACGTTCATCCAGGAGGTAGAAGATAATGGCTAGATTAACAGACCAACAAATAAGAGATGCTGGTATTTTATATTTACCCCTACAACAATATTTAAAAAATCCTTTTGTTTTACCTGAAGACGAAGAGGATGGGGGTGGTGAAGGGGGTGTGTCTACTTTACCTGTGCAAATAGGTAGAGATGATGAAAGTCTTACCTATGATCGAGTGACTCCTAGATTTGATGATAAAGGACGTGCGCTTGCAAAAGAGTATGGTCCGGGAGGAACATATGAAATTAATCCTTTAGCTTTAGGTTTTGAATTTGGTCCACAAGGACAAGTCATGAGAGCAGGTCCTGGAATTTACCAAAGTGATTTAGGTCCATCTACTACACCCGGAGGTCGTTTATTTGATTCTAATTTAAATGAAGGAATATTTTTTGACGGCAGACAAGGGTTAGGTGGTCTTACGTTAGGACAGATAGCCGACATGTATGATTCAAGAATGGAGATGTTACCTGGCACAGGTATACTCACTGATATTAGAAACGCTTTTAAAAGGTTTGGAGGAGCACAATCTAATTTTGCAGCAGCTAGAGCTCCAGGGACATTTGAAAAAATGTTAGAAAAAATACCTACTCTTACTGGTATATTATCTGCGATAGGTGGAGATGCAGACAGAAGCGATACGTCTAGATTTGCAGTGGATAATGTTGGGTTTGGAGCTACAGGAATGAGAGATCAGTTTGGTGTATTTACTGGTGGTAAAACTACATTTGGTAAAACTAAAAATTATTCAGAACGTATGAGAAATGAGATAAGTGACATAGCTAAAAATTTTGGATATTCTGAAGAAGATTTATTAAATTTAGACCCTGCAACTTTAGAGGCTTTAGGACGAAGAAATAATTTTCGTAAAACTCAAGTAATTGATTATGTTAATAAACTGCAAGGAAAAGAATATAATTATGGCTAAAATTGTACAATCATTAACAAGAGCAGAAGATGAATATAGCAGAGAAAATTTACAATCGTTAGTTAGAGATCTTGACGGTGTAATAACAAAACTTAATTCCTCTTTTCAGGAAGAAGTAAAACAAGAGATAGAAGCTAAAAGTTTTTTCTTAGATGCATAATGGCAACAGTAAATCAATATAGATTTTATGGTAAGACTACTACAGCTGCAGAGTCTGTAGACATGTTAGAGCCAGGTGTTAATGAAACTATAATTGTAAGATCCTTAAGAGTTACTAATAAATCTGGATCTAACACGCCAACGGTTACAATTAAAAATAACAACTTTGAGATCGTTAATACTCAACAACTTGCAACGGCCACTAGTGTAGAGATACTTAGTTTACCTTTAATAGTAGAGGGAGGCACTAAATTATCCTATACAACAGCTGGTACAGTGTCTGTTCC